GACCAGAAGAAACTTATTTGTCAGCTATGGCAAACCGTCAGCGCAAACCGTAGACAGAGTGTGTAAATTGTGGTTAGTTCTATGAGTGAAAACAAAACAAGAACAACAGCAGAACAAACCAGAAATGACACCAGAAACCCAACTATGGGTCTCTGTTATTATAGTGGCTTTACATGACTCACGTATGGACTTCAACGATGTAAGCATTGTTGAACGTAAGGCACTAAACCACCAAACCTACTACGATTTTGTAGACAGTAAAGATTTCAGAATATCAAAGAAAAGAACATTAAACCTAGTTGACTGTGTTGAAGCCCGAATGTGGTTCGAGAAACAAGACGATCAGTTTCAGATGGTATGCAATATGGCAAACCTAGATCCTGAATGGGTATTCAATCTCTATCGAGATGTATTACACAAAGATGACATTGATCCAACAGAGATACTAAAAAGATTTTTTATGTTTAAGTTTTAATCACGGCCTGATGTACGAAGTGAAGCAATCTTCTTCTTTGCTTTTGTAAGCATCGTGGCACAAATACCTTTTATGGATGATGTTGCTTTCTTCCACAACAAACGGAGTGCCGAACCTAAAAATTTCTTTACCGCACTTTTCACAGTTTCCAAGTTTAACATTTTTTTCTCTCCTCATTAGTCATATATCTTTTTAATTTTAAGTCTGCCCATATCTTCATATAGCTCTGCTTTTACTTCTTTGCATTGCATTACCATACCGTCTTGATTAGCTCCGATGTTACGTTCAATAACTCTGCGCTGTTTCAAACAGTCGGTCATGCCGTCAGTCGGAACATACTCAATGATTGATCCGTTCTGTATCATCAATATTGCAAATACTACTTTAATGGTTTCCATTCTGTCTTACCTTATCTTTTAAATCCTCTACAGCATCCTCTAGTTTTAGAATACGATCTTCAAAAAAGTTTATGGTAAGGTCTTGTGATCTATCTTTTGGTAGATCTTTTAAGTCTTCTTCAATCGCCTCTATTTGTGTACCAATATATTCAATCAACATAAATTGTTCTGAGTCGGCTGGCAGTGAACCCAGCTCTCCCCTTGGCCACTTAATTCTGAACTCAGTATTCTTTTCTAAGTCAGCTTGCATAAGCTGTATTTCTGTTTCTATAATATTTAGTCTTTCAATAACCCCAAAACCAAACCAACAGCCTACGGCTACTGCTCCAATTATTGAGATTAAATTACGCATCGGCATGGAGACAGCCGTGTTTTCACTTATCTTCATACTTCTTCTAGCTCTCTATTCTCACAGTAAAAGGCCCATGTCTTGAGTGGTTTGCCATCGTAATTGCCTTTCTCTTCTGCAAGTTCCATGACCAGTTCTACCTTGTTCCAAAAAACAAAGTCTAAACATTCCTGCCTTGCTTCAAATGATTTAAGCATATAGTCAGTGTAGATAGGCTTATCTACATCTTCATACCACATCATGGCTGATATAATCCAAATCATTTTTTAACTAAGCTGCCACCAAAGTATAAACCTGTTATTGCTGCTACTAAATTTGTATCTAGCGGTGTTATAACAATACCCCTAGCTGCCATAGGAACCCATTGCATTACTTCTTTGCCCTCAAAGAAAAGGAACCCAGGTTTAAATTCTAAGTACCCTACAATAACTTGCGCCTGTGGATCTATCAAAGGTAGTATCTTTGGCAATACAATAATTGCAAATATTGCAGTCAATGCAATTATTCTACGTGTCCATTGAAAACCTACGTTCTCATATTCTCTTGCTTCTCTGAAAGCTGCTGTTTGAACTTCAGCTCTCTCAAGCATCATCTTTTGCTGTGCTTGTTTTGCTTTAATACTTTGTGACCAAATGCTCATCACTCCACCCAGTACGGTAGAGCCAAGCATAGTAATCATCTCAAAGGGAATACCCATTGAAACCTCCTATGTTATTTAATTGTATATCCTGACGGTTGTGTAGATAATTGTGGTATCTTGTCAGGCTGATTGCCTTCTAATATATCTTCTAAATTTTTTTGCACGTACCAAACGACTGAGCCTATTACGTTATCTCTAGTAAAGGTATCAACCATTTCTTTTAAACTACAGCCAAACTGCAACAACAAAGAAGTTGCTTTACCATCGCTTCTGGCTTCTCTATCTAAAGTTGATTCCGACTTTTTTGTCCGTACCCATATCGCTACGACAGTTATGCCAGTATTTGTGGTTATGTAATCTAGTGTAACCCTGTAGAATACATTGTCTATATTCAAAGGAAAAGTCATGCACTGCATTCTGTTAGGGATTTCCATTCTAGCCACGTTACTCATAATCTCTTTCTATTATCATTTCTAAGTAATGTATAGCTTTTTCTATATCTTCTCTTTTACCCTTGTATTTATGCCTGCAAACGTACTTGATTACGTTGCCTTCTGCGTATGCTAGATTATTAGCATTGATAAACTCAGCAGGTTGTATGATAAATCTTTTGTAATGATCGCCTTTTATTTGTTTGTCCAGTGTCTTCATGGACACAATTTATTCCATCTTCCACCTTTATTCAACACCATTGGTAACAATTTTGGCTGACTGTTAATAATTATACCACAGCCTATTATGGGCCTGTCTTTAAATACTTTGTCGTAGGCAAAAGCCAGTGAATCTTTGTCTATTAAACATCCCACCTGCATAGCCC